CTCAGCGGTAAAACACTGAGTCCCCAAGACCTAAGCTCCAGAATCGGTTTGTGTCGTTCTGGTCTTCCCAAAGATCTAGCTGGATTACTACCAATTATTGAGAAGGGTGCAAATCCCTCTCAACAAAGGGTCATAATGACAATTTTGACCTGAGGTAGAACTATCGAGCTGGCTCCATTGAGAAAACCACTTGACTCAATTACCAATCCCAGTCCTCCTTCGGATTTCGATCTGAAAGATTTCCAAAATTGGGTTTCGAGGTATATGGTTGGCCCAAGGGCTCCAAGCCCGATAAAGCCTTTCAAATACTTCTCTCCAATGTTCGGACGTGGTCCTCATGGACCAAGTATGAGATATTGTAATTGGGAAGCTAGTCAGTTATCTTCACAAATAATTGACAGTTTTTCTGTTATCTGCCCTAATCTCTCAGAGAAGGTGAAAGCCCTCAATGAGACTCCCCAAGATATCAAAGAGAACTGGAAGAAAAGATTTAACCAAATGGAGGGTACCACCTTCCATTATGGAAAAATCTCCAGGATCCCCGATAAAGAAGGAAAGACTAGAGTGATAGCAGTAACCAATTTCTGATCTCAACAAGCTTTGAAACCTCTACATGACTCGTGTGAACAAGTCTTGAAGAGTTTACCCTGAGATTGTACCTACAATCAAGGGATGTTTCAAACTTTGACGAACTTGAAGACTGAATCATTATATTACAGCTTTGATCTTAAGGATGCAACAGACAGATTCCCTAGATTTCTCCAGAGAACTGTTGTAGACACCCTCTGAGGGTCATCAGTTGGAGAGGTATGAGAATTGCTCCTCACACAACCATACTGAGACCCAGTGACAGGCCAAACGGTTAATTACGCCGTTGGTCAGCCAATGGGAGCCCACAGTTCGTGGCCAGTTTTCGCGCTAACACATGGTTTGCTAGTCGGTTATCTAGCATCACGTGTTGGTGCGAGGCTGGACACTTTTAAGATCCTCGGCGACGATATAGTGATCCGCGATGACAGACTTGCCATCCAGTACCAGGAAACAATCGAACAACTTCATGTACCAATATCTTGGAAGAAAACTATGAGGTCAAAGACCACATTCGAATTCGCCAAAAGATGGTTTCATGAAGGTGTCGAAATATCTCCTTTCCCTCTTAATGCACTCCATGAGCACTTAACTTTCCCATTAGGGTTAGTTGAGACTTTTAGGACTGCAACTGAGAAGGGATGAGTATTTCCAAAAACAGGAACAGGACCCGGATTGGTAAACAAATTTTGAAAGCAGCATAAGGTTCACCCGGCTTTCGCCAAGCGCCTTACTGAAGCTTACAAGATTTGCACATCATTTCCTAAAACGTTATCTGCGCACGATGATGGTCTCTGAGAATTGGTAAGTTTCTTCAGAGCTATCAAAGTACCAGTATCGTGCACCAGCTGAAAATCCCAAATCAGATGGAGCATGCCAGCGTTAATTCGCATAGCGTTAAATGAAATGTTTGAGCAGGATACCCGCAAAGTGCTCCCAACATTCAACTCAATAGAGGATTTTGATACCCTCGAAGGAGCTGAAGAGGAGCTCGAGACGGGTCCTAATCAGGACAGCGACACCAACCAGTCGACAACTCAATCCCGACCGTTAACCCCCTATGATTTCCAACCGCAATTAAACTTGCTATTGGAATCTAGATTAGTTTTTCTAGATGTCATAGGGGCAGAGGGAGAGCGGGCCCTTGCAGAAAACTACAAGGACCTATCTGAACTCTGGGGCGGCCTTGATCTCGCGATCAGGAAGGCACCAGTCGTTCAGCTTCTCTCTTCTGACTCGTTCAGGAAAGAAAGGAGCCAAGTGAGGATCCTGAAGACCAAGTCCCGGTTGATTAAAATTATGGAAAAGTTTGCCACTGATCCACAATTCTAAAAACCAGGATAAGGACCTGACCTTGTAATCCAACACTTAGTCCTCCCACGGAAATTCAAGTGGTCTCTCACGAGACCCTTCGGGCCCGCGGGTTGTATGGGTGGCTCTTTGGCAAGAG